CCCGTTTTATCCCGTAAAGTTGAGCCTCCCACCTGAATCGTCGTCTGGCCCTAGACCTGGAAGGCGTCGAGTTATGGAACCTACTCCTGATAAGCCATTCTTTCGTGTGTATTGCTTTCAGGGGCGTAAGCTTGAACTTGCTACTTACGCAAAATTGGAACTTGCACAAATGATTGCCGACGCATTGGCAGGTAAAGAACGGCCAATGAAAGATGACGCCTGGACATTTGCGGCCAAAGCCGAAGTATTTCATCGGTTTGGTCCACTTGGCATGTTAGCGAATTCGGAAGCGTTTGAAAAGTTCCGAATATTTAACATTGGTGTCATGACGGGGTTGTGTCTTGAGCAGCATCTTTTTAAGCTTCGATCCCGTATTGAGAGGGGTAGAATGATAAAGATTGGATTGCGCTGGTGGCATGGTGGTGCGTTACGTTACTACTTGCAGTTTAAAGCTGATAACCCTTCCATGCGTTATTTTGATGGCGATTTCAAAAACTATGACATGAAAGTCCATCGTACTTTGATGGAGCTGTATTGTGTCATGGGTGGTGTGTATTTTGATTTTACTATGCACACACCCGAGTCTCAGGCGTATCGAATTTTGTTGAGTGTGGTTATGAAGTGGCTTACTCAACGCTTGACTCATGTTTTTGGCGATATCTGGAAAATGATAATCGGATGTATGCCTTCAGGCGCATGGGACACTTCTCACGGTGATTCTTGGATTGCAGGCTTTCTCTTTTGGTGGTATTTTGAAGTTGTTTATGAGGCTAATCCCTCTCGAAGGCGTCAAATGGATGCACTGTTTGCCTCAGGGCACGTGGAATTTGCGTGTTATGGAGACGATCATAATGGTGGCGTTCATTACCTACTTCATGATATCATCAATGAGAATGGTTATGCTCAGTTTGTACTCTCATGTGTTGGTATGGAAATAAAAGATATCCGTAACAACATTCCATTCTTATCTGAACCTGATTGGGCTGGGGGAATGTCGACCCGTGGCGTAGTCTTTTTGCAGCGTTATTTCGTCACGCGTCCGCCACATTTCCCTGCTAGTACAGCTCGAATAGTACCTTACCGTCCAATTACGAAGTACTATTGGAAGCTCCCATTTGGTTCGGGGGGTATACGGACACCAATTGATTTCCTATTGTCTGCTGCCGGAAATGCGTATGACAGTATGGGGACTAATCTCATTGCGTACGAGTTTCTTCGCCATGTGTACTTCTCAGTAGCTCTTGCTGAGGGTCTTTCGACGAAGAAAATTCGTGAACATTACGAAGCTCGTATGCATGATCCGAAAGAAAAAGACTTTAATAAGCTTATGCGCAAAGCTGACATCTCGATGGAAGACCTGTTGTCAGGATTCCCGTCGATGGAGCGACTTCAGTCGTTGCACATCGTTGATGATCGTTATCTGCAAGATGAAGATGACGCATCTGAGATGTATCAGTACGTTTAGAGTAGTTGTCGTCGTCAAAGTTGTTGTCGTGTGAGTGTTTGTTTATTTCGCTCCTGCCTTTTGGCCCTTTGGGTAGGGACAGGGGGAAAG